AAGCCGCAAGTTCGGTATTTGGGGCTGCTACAGCACCGGCACCCCGGGGCACCCACGCAGCCGGGTGGCCGGCTTCGGCTACTGCGCGCGCGATGCCTATATCGACTGGCGCCAGCGCTGGGACAAGGCGAATCATGGTTAGAGTCGGCTCGAAGTTGCCAGGCGCATTCCCCCTGTCAAAACCACACATCGCCAGGCTCAGGAGTGGGCGTGGGTTCTGCTGCAGTTCCCGCGTGCGAATGTTTGAGATCAGCGGCACCGGGCCCACCCCCGGCCTGGCATGGGCAGAGTGGGCGCGCGAGGCGGCCACTTTCTTGGCTGATGAGGCGGCCGTGGTGAAACAGCAGGCAAACAGCAGATGACCCCCGAAGACCAGGCCGAAATGGAGCGGGTGCGCCCGCTGCTCAATGACCCGATGTGGAGGCTCAGCAACCTCTACAGCATTGTCACAAAAGGCGATGACGGTGACGACGAGGGCCTGGTGGTCACCTTCAAGCCCAACCGGGCCCAGCGCCGCCTGTTGGCCCGGCTGCACACGCGCAATATTATTTTGAAAGCCCGGCAATTGGGTTTTTGCGTCGCGCCTGAAACGCGCGTGCTGACCGCCGATCTACGCTGGGTGCCTATTGCCGACCTTCAAGAGGGCGACGAGGTGGTATCCGTTGACGAGCACCCGCCGGGTGGTCGCGGCAAGGCTCGCCGGATGCGCACGGCAACCGTCCAGGCTGCTGCTCGTGTGCACCGCATGGCCTATCGAATCACGTTTGACGACGGGCGCCAGGTGGTTTGCACCGACCGGCATCCCTGGTTGTCCAAGAAAGCTGGCGATGCTGCTGAGTGGCGCAGCTTGAGCGGCCAGGGCAACGAGGTGGTGGGCCGCTTGAAGGTGGGCACAAAGGTTCGATGGGTTGCAAAACCGTGGGGCGAATCGACCGTCGAGGATGGCTGGATGGGCGGAATGCTCGACGGCGAGGGCAGCATGGCCAAGTCGAACAGTTCGGCTGGCGTGAACGTGTCGCAGCGGCCAGGCCCGGTATGGGATCGTCTGGTTCAGTACGCCGCCGACCGTGGTTACAGCGCCAAAATTGAATCCGATGAGCCCGAGCGTCCAGGCAAGCACGGCACCACCCCTGTGCCGAAGCTGGCATTCGGCCGCCTGGATGAGCTTTTCCGATTGATCGGGCAGACCCGGCCCACGCGCTTCATCGGCCGCCGGTTTTGGGAGGATCGAGAGCTCCCAGGCAAGCGAAATGGCGACGTGGGGTGGGCGACCATCACTGCGATTGAGCCCGCGGGCGAGCAGACCATGATTGACCTGCAGACCTCGACCGGCACGTACATCGCCGAAGGGTTTGTGTCGCACAACACGACGCTCATCTGCATCCTGTGGCTTGACACGGCGCTGTTCAGCAAAGAGCCCATCCGCTGCGGTATCGTGGCCCAGGACCGGGAGGCCGCCGAGGCGCTGTTTCGCGGCAAGGTGAAGTTTGCTTACGACAAGCTGCCCGACTGGCTGCGCGCCGAGATGCCGCTGAGCAAGTCCACATCGACCGAGCTGGAGTTCGCGCACAACAAGTCCAGCATCCGGGTGGCCACGTCGATGCGCTCGGGCACGATCCACCGGCTGCTGGTGTCGGAGTTCGGCAAGATCAGTGCGAAGTTTCCCGACAAGGCCCGCGAGGTGGTGACCGGCTCCATACCGGCGGTGCCCAAAACGGGTGTGGCGGTGATCGAGTCCACCGCCGAGGGGCAGGACGGCCACTTCTACACGATGACGCAGCGGGCGCAGGCGCTGGCCGATCAGGGGACGCGCCTGGGTGTGAAGGACTGGCGGCTGCACTTCTTTGCCTGGTGGATGGAGCCGAACTACACGGTGGACGACGAGATCGAGCACACCGAGGCGGAGCTGGAGTACTTCACCCAGATTGAGGCCAAGATTGGCCGGGTGCTCACGGCTGGCCAGCGCGCTTGGTACGCCACCACATGCCGCAACGACTTTGGCGGCGAGGCGCCGCTGATGTGGCAAGAGTACCCATCGTTCCCGGAAGAGGCCTTCCAGGTGTCGACCGAGGGCTGTTACTACGCCACCCAGCTGGCCCTGGCGCGCAAGCAGGGGCGCATCGTCCAGCGCATGCCCATCGAGTCGGCGCCGGTCAACACGTTCTGGGACATCGGCCGCGGCGACATGACCTGTATCTGGTTTCACCAGAAGATTGGCATGGAGCACCGATTCATCAACTACTACGAGGCCAGCGGTGAGGACCTGGTGCACTACACGACGCACATGCAGACCATGGGGCACGTGTGGGGCAGGCACTACCTGCCGCACGAGGCGGACCACAAGCGTATCGGGGAGACGCCGGACACGAACCGGTCGATCAAGGAGATGCTGGAAAACCTGATGCCCGGCCAGACGTTTGAGATTGTGCCGCGCATCACGGCGCTGCAGACGGGCATNCAGGCCACGCGCAACGCCTTTTCGTCGGCCTACTTCCACGAGGCGAACACGGCCCAGGGCGTCAAGCGCCTGAGCGGCTACCGCAAGAAGTGGGACAAGACCCGCGGGCGCTGGGGCGACGAGCACGAGCACAACGATGACAGCCACGGCTCCGACGCGTTCCGCCAGTGGGGTCAGTCGGTGGATTCGGGTGTGATCTTCCCGACGGGCTTTGCTGCCAGCCGGCCCGCAGGCTCCCGTGGATTTGTGCGCAGGGGCTCGCCNATGGCGGTTTNAGTATCCTTTTTCGGATATACTNCGNGTCATGCATTCAGNTGCATGACGCCCCGCAAAGACGGGGCCATCAAGTCTGGAGATTGCCGGCTTTCGGGCTGGCTCCCAACAGTCTCCAGTCTTGATGGTCAAGCGCTTTTTAAACGCAGGACTGGGGGAACCTGGTCGCCATCAACCCACCTCCCTGGGCCCTCGAAAGGGGGCCATTCAGCCCGCCAGTGCCGCAAGCCTGGCGGGCTTCTTTTTGCCTGGATTCCGAGGCAAGCATGGCAGCCTATCCCCCGTTCCAACCCTGGGGGCCGATATGCCTGTATCTCTTGATCTGCGCAAAGCGCACGCGCACCGCACGCACGGTGACATCACCGCCATCTTCACCTGGATCAACGACGAGCGTGCCCTGGTGCTGCTGCCGCACCTGCGCCCTGGTGCGCCNTGGTATGTGGTGATGGAGGGGGCCGCCTACACCTGGGACGACCACGACCCGAAGAATGTGCCGCAGGTGGCACGCAAGGCCGCCAAGTGCTGCGAGGTGCTGGGGCTGGAGCCTTCCATGCGCAATGTGCAGCGCATGGCCGCGCTGATCATTGACGCGCTGCCGGACCTGGTGCGCATGCCCAGCTCGCCGCCCAAGGACTATGTGCGCGGCTCTTTCGGCACCATGCAGCTGATGGCCGATGGCGTGCAGGTGGCGGGTGAGGACATCCGTTTCGAGCAAGAGGGTGCCAGCTATGGTTGAGGCGATCGAGGCGCGGCCGGTGCGCAACCGGGTGTCGGGCGACTCTTACGCTCGCCAGCAGGCCGAGATGGTGGCAGAGAGCAGCCGTGAGCTGGCGGTGCTGAACCAGCACAACCTGGACGGCGATGTGGCGCTGAAGACGCTGCGCAAGCTGTTGGAGTGGTTCTANTNCGANAAGGAAAAGCAGGCCGCCAACCGCATGGAAATGGCGATGGACGCCGACTTTTACGACAACCTGCAGTGGTCGCCCGAGGATTCGCAGGCGCTTCGNGACCGGGGCCAGATGGCGCTGGTGTTCAACGAGGTGGCGCCGATGTGCGACTGGATCATTGGCACGGAGCGCCGCACGCGGGTGGACTGGAAGATTTTCCCGCGCACCGAGGACGACGTGCAGGCATCGGACGTGAAAACGAAGCTGATGAAGTACGTGAGTGACGTGAACCGGGTGAACTTCAACCGGTCGCGCGCGTTTGCCGATGCCATCAAGGCCGGGGTGGGCTGGGTGGACGATGGCGTGCGAGACGACCCGACCCAGGAAATCCTCTACAACAAGTACGAGGACTGGCGCAATGTGCTGTGGGACTCTGCCAGCTACGAGCTGGACCTNAGCGATGCGCGNTACCTGTTCCGCTGGCGCTGGGTGGATGAGGACATTGCGGTTGCGATGTTCCCAGGTCGGGCGGACAAGATCCGCTTGGGGGTGGAGGAGGCGCAGCACTACAGCACGTCGGACTGGGAGGAGGACACCTGGTACACGGCTGAGGAGCTGCTGTCGGGCGCCAAGAACGGCGTGCTGCGCGCAGCGGGCAGCGGCATCATGATCGATGCGAAGCGCCGCCGGGTGCGCCTGATTGAGTGCCAGTGGCGCGAGCCGGTGAGCTCGAAGATTGTGGCCGATGGCCCGATGAAGGGCGCGTTCCTGAACATGAACGACAAGGT